ATTTATACAAAACAACGAACGAATATAACTACTATTTGATGAAAGAAACGACGTGTTATGAATATTGGAAAAATGAAAATATACAACCATCCATCAAAGAAAATTATAAGATTGAAGAATATTCTACGATTACACCTTTGGAAATTAACCGCCAATTAGGGAAAATATCCCTTGTATATTGATTTTACACCTTTATTTTTTAATGCCCTAAATCGACGTTTTAAATCTCCAAAGGTGTTGTTCTAAATTTTCTTGTTAACAAGAAAATTTTACCATGATAGGGAACATTTATTGTATCGTAGAACGCCTTTCGTTAAACATGTTTTCAACATAATCGGCAACACCTCCACAAGACGGATTATTTTTTTCACAAGAGATATCGTATAATAAATACGTCGGTTGATCGGGATGAAGAACAACTAATTTCATTTCGGTAACGTTGATGTCATATCGAGTCTCCAAGATACGTTTATACACATGAAGTTGTAATGAATAATGATAAAAATTGCAATGATCCAGTGACGAGCAAATGCCCAAACCCTTTTCATAGGGATTGGTTTTTTTAATTTCTTTTACACATTTCCAGTCATACAAGCCAAAGGTTCCGTCGTCTTTTTTGTATAACATGTCCAATTGTCCCGCCAAATCAATTTCTCCATCAAAAATAGACCACTCCGTTCGGTAAGGAGTCAATCGGTCTTTAACGGTCTCGTGAAATGCCAAAAAATGTTTAAATTGTGTGGATTCTTCCATTTCTTTTGTGTTTGGGATATGGTTATAAAAATTTTCAACCGCTTGATGTAATGACGTTCCCTGTGTGGACGATTTTTTTCCATCTTCTGACCATTTTTTTACAATTTGGTCATCCGTTAATCCTGGATATTTTTCTTTTTTATTTTTCATATATTTAACAACCCGTTTTGCGTCAAACGTGGGAAAATAATGGTGAATAAACGTAGTTGTCGAAACGATACCATCCGATGAACCATCTACGACATAGGTATGGGTATCGTGATAAAATTCAATACGCGCGTCGCGGGGATGAGAATTACGTTGCGATAGCATATTGAATGTTTTTCATTCAATATCATTAAAATTCAATTTAATAAGGTTTATCATTTTCATTGTCGTACCGCTCGTTATGAAATTCCCAATATTCGTCACACCCCATTTTAAAATCAGGCGGAATTTCATCTTTTTTGGCTTTATACCAAAAAACGCAATCTTCAATATTACTTGAAGTGGTTGCATTATGAATATAAAGAGCCGTATAATCGTTTGTCAATTGATCCAATACTTGACAAAACTGATCAAAATCAGGGAAAATACCTGCATAATTTTCCCACAAATTGCGCCGATTACGCAAATTGGTTTCTCTTAAAATAAATGTGCCGTCGACGTTGGTTCGAATGACGGGCTTGATATCAAGACTATATTGAAGACTTAAAATAAATAACATTTTCCAGTGGCGTCCGTTTTTGAAAATACCTTGAAACATTGGATCATTAAATAATTTTGGATCATCGGTACAATCGTCCAATAATAACACAGCCCACGGGTTGGGGAGATGTTCTCGTGCAATTTTTTGCCGTTTAATAAAATCTTCGATTTTTGATTTTTCTAATGCATTATATACAAACGTGGATGGAAAAATTTTACCATAGTGACCATTACTATCCTCGGTGCCACTCATCACTTGTCCCACTGAAAAAATATGGCTCTTTTCGTATAAAATACTCGTAATCATTGTTGTTTTACCTGTATTTCGCACGATATCACCGGACGATAGCATAAATCGGTGATTACCGTCCAATGTAAAACCGTAATAGGTATCATGGCCAAAAAACGACACGATAAAATCGTCTTCCACATTTTCCCAAAATAAACCGAGTGACATACGCATAAAATCAATGTCACGAACCAATTGTTTATGCGAACTCGTTTCATAAATAGGACCATGTTCGGCAAAAAATCCTCTTAAAAATTCGGTTCTAATTTTTCGGGTGTTGTACATATAATTAGGCGGAACGCGATGGGCATTGGTGATCGAAATCAAACGACCCATATCGTATGGATTATATGTGATCGGTTGTTCTTCAAAATGGATTGAATTTCTAAAAATACGATAAAAAGAACGCCAACAATCATCTCGTTGAAGATAATCTTTTACTTTGATTTCAACGATTTCACGCGTGTCAATGTGTTTTAGCACAAGCTTGTGATTTTCATTGACCACATACGGACGACCGTCGTGTAGCGGTTGAATCACATACATGTCTTCTTGTCCCGTGCATAATTCAATCACGTGTCTGGGTGTAGAATCGTCGCCCATCACGACATCACCTTTTTTAACGGTTTCTACCGGACGCGATGATCCATCATGCATCAAAATAGGAGTTCCTCTTAAAAAACAGCCGGGTTTGCCAATGACTACAATTTTACTACCTCCTTGTTCGAGGCGATTCATATTTTTTGTAGAAGGTGCAATGATGTCAGGATCGAGTTCTTTGATTCGTAAAATAATATTATCTTTTGACATATTTTTATATATTTATTTGGTTAAATATATATTTATTATTTCAATAATGCATTATCACATAAGGCGATAATTTCATCCATTTTAATACCTGTCATAAAACCGGTTTGTTTTCCGCCTGAAAACGTGAAAAAGGTTGGTACGGAACTGCATCGTAAAATCGACGCCAGTTTTTCGTGCTGGTTTAATTGATCACCGTCCACTTCGACAAACAATAACGACGCGTAACGAGGGTCAAGCGATAGTTTTTTAATTTCAGGCGCAACCAATTTACAAGGCTTGCACCAATCGGTATACACTTTAATTAAAATACGAAGCGGAGTGGGTTGATCACCTTGTTTGACAGTGCGATATTGAGGATTCGTCAACAAATTGTATAATTTATCCGGTTCCATATGGTTAACACGATTCGGCGCGGACGGGTCATCTTCAGGGACAGGTGGTTGATGATGCGGTTGATGGGGCTGGTGGGAAGGAGGTAATTGTTGAGGAGGCTGGGGAGGTTCTGCGACAGTGTTGGGTAAGGGCGGTGGAGCGTTTGAAAAACGTCCATTGTCCACTTGACCGGTCGTCGTGACGGAAGCCGAAACGCCGTTTTCATCTTTATTATATTTTGAATACGTAGCATATGCGACATGTTTTGTTCTAGACATTTTTAATAATATTATTTGTTTAAATCTATTTTTACAACGTGCGTTTTCACGATTATACTTTTGCCCAAAGTATAATCTTTACGTGCTTTTTTCAGACGTTTCGTAGTGATGAATAAGAAATACGATAAGTAAAAATAAAATGATTAACATAGGGACAAAGACGACTGGTTTCTTTGCGTGTTCTCTTAGTCGATGATGCCATGGTTTTTGATGATCTGCGTCACTACTTTTAGGTGGCGCGGGTGTTTGTCGTGGTTTTGCTTCAAAATTTTCCTTTTTAATTTCTTGTTTCATTTCTGTTAGAGATTTTCCGTTTTCATCTACTTTTTGTCCAGTTGGGGTAAAGTAATACATTTATTTTATTAAAAAAATAAATTTTTAAAAACATTTTTTAGCGCTTTGAGTGCAATTAAACGTGTTAAGTGTCATTCCGCTACTTTTTTGCATGCCCGATTTAGGCGCCATACGAAGTTGCCATAATTCAGCGTTGCGTTTACGCATTAAACGTGTCATCATGTCGGTTCGAAAATCGATGGTTTGATCTTTAAAATCGTTTTCCGCGATTTCACGAACCATTTCGTTATTCATACGAGTGTCGTCATCGTCCCGAATCGGTCCATATGTGTCCATACCCTTAATATGATCAATATTGGTACGCGCGATGTAATTAGGACGTCTTACCGAATCAATGTCGTCATAGTAAAAACGAGGTTGTCCCGTCATTTTATCGGTATATCCACGATAACTTGTGCCATATCCATTCGAACGTGGATCGTAAATGTCATAATTTGCCGCAACATCTAATGGCTCTTCCGGTTCGTCAATCGGTGTATACAATTTAGGATCCATTGCAGTATAGACAACTTGGCCATTTTCATTTACCATTTTACGAGGCGGAATTTGTTGTTCAAATGAAACACCGATATTAGATGCGATGGGTTCAATGATTTGATTTTTATAAATAACACCTGGTGATATGATAGACGTGAAAATCTCATCGTTTACACCCGACACAGCCTGATTACGCTGACAATTGGTAGATGGATAATTTGTGGGCAAATGATAAAATAAGTTTGTTTCGTCGTACCCAGGAGATTCGATCACGTCACCTGAATATCTAATTTTTTTATCATCACCCGTTTTTGCTTCAAATTGCTTAAAATCGCCATTAGTTTTTTTAAGCTGTTGACCAGGCGGTGGCGGGGGTCCTCCTGGCATTTGGCACGACTTACAATCTTTTTTGTCAGCCGGTTCGCTAATATACGTAAAATGTTCAACGGTTTGTTTATTTGTTTTATTTTTGTTATTGATATTCATCGTATTCAGCGTTGGATTCAACAGTGACGCATTATTTAACACTGGATCGTTTTGCGGGATGGTTTGATAGATTTTATAAGCCGGCTTGTCATCGCCCATCCCACTGGAACCATTTCCTTTCATACGTCGTTGTGTGCCGCCGTCACTTGTATAGTATCCACTGCCGTAAAGGTCCTGTGAACGTCGTTCGTTAATCACACTGGGGACAACAAAATCATTTTCCTTCCAATGCGTCCAATCATACATGGGAGGCGGTACAATCGGCGCGGCCCGTGTTTTTGGATTGGCACCGCCAACCATGTTTTGATTAGCAGACACAAAACGAGTGTCTGGGTGAACGGGGATGAGCGGATCAATTTGTTGTGTAAAATAACTTGGGAATTTGTTGTAAGAGTAACGATTGTTCTGATGCTCTTGAACACCTTGTTGGTAAAGCGCTTCTTTTTGCTCGATGTAATTTGGCTGTCGTTGCGGTTGTGGTTGCGGTTGCGGTGTGGATTGCCGAGTGGGTTGCAGCGCGGGTTGTGAAAAACGATCGCGCTCCCGTTCACGCTCGATCGTCGAAACGCGTTGAGAAGGTTGATAAGATTCGATAGTTGTCATTCTGCTCTTTTGTAAATAATAAAGAATAATTATAAAAATAATAGAAAGTATCATAAATAATACCGATTGTTGATAATTGACAATATATAAAAACAAAAAAACAAAAAAGACAAGTCTTGTCATACAATTCATTTGTTCTTCGAGTGTCATATCTGTTTTTGGTAAAAATTTAAAATCTCGAAACAAGATAGTAGGACGTTCTAACCAAAATGGCTCGCATCTCATCATTACTATTTATTTATACAAATTTTAAATAAATAACATTTACAAATCGCCAAAAAAATCGGTTTTGATACGTGAATACGAATACTGTTCTAACACCTTTACATTGGCATCATGTGAACGACGATCCATGCCACCCGCCGCATTGGTTTCCATTTTTTTTAACATGTCATATAACCAATAAACGGGACGACGTTCATTGTACTCATCATCAAAATGGACCGGTTTAGGTTCATGATGTCCATATCTATAAAATAAATTAAAAATCATCCGTTTTTTAGAACGAAGATAGTCTCGTGCATCGTCATCTACTAAATAATAAAGGGACGCCAACAAAAACCAGATGTCATACATCGATCCATGAACCATCTTTGTTTTACCAATATAATTAGATGTAATAAAATTTTCGTATCGTTTTCCATGCAAGGTAAACGTCGATAATCCAAAATCAATAATCCACAAGCCTTCGTCGTTGATCATGATATTTCCCGAGTGCAAATCGTAATGAACCAATCCATAAGGCGATCGTTCAAACATCAGTAATACCGTAAATATATCTTTCATAATATGTCGAACTTGTTTAAGGGTCGCCTTTTTTTGTCGAAAGGCTTGATCTAATGTGACACCGTCAATTTGTTGTTGTGTAAACAATATTTTTCGTGGTTTTTGGGTATCTTCGCATATTTCGGTTGCGGTGGTGGTCTTTCGTTTTTTGAGCGTTGCCGGGCATAAAAACGCGCCATACGTTGGAATAAGAAACCCGTCAAGACGGTGCGTGGAAATGATATCATTGATAATGACCATGTTAATAAATAATTCTTGAATACAACTGTCATCAAACGTTAATTTCGTAATGATGGGCTGTGACTTAAATAATCCACTCTCATAAATAATACCATTTTCACCGGAACCGATTTCATGTTTAATCAATTGAGCATGTTTTTTTAATTGGTCATGTTGTGGTAAAAGCACATATTCTTTTAAAAAATCATAGACCAGTCCATCTTTTTTATTGATAGACGCCATGTAGTTATCAAATTCGGCGATTAATTCAAGGTCCTCCGTGGACAATTTTATGTTTTGTAGCGCCTTTTGCAATCGAGTCAACGATTGTGCCTTTTTATCTTTCACTTTATCTTTCATACACCGTCCCGTTTGGGGATGTCGAATCGTGCCATCGGGACATTTTTTAATACACCGCCCCGTTTTGGGGTTTCGAATTTTATCATCAGGACACGGAAGAGGCATATTTATTATAATAACAAAAATCAGTAAAAATGAAAATCGCCGTTTTAAAAATATAGGTATCATATATACCATGAGTCGATCGCCTAGTCATAAAAAACGAACCTTTACCCTAAAAAATATTGATGTAAAAGTGACCAATACTAAATTTGGGTTAGTTATTATTTCTAATATTGAAAAAGAAACGCCGATTTCTAATAAAACGACAAAAATCACGGATTTATTTACAGAGGTTGAATCATCTGTTAGTTTTTTAGATGAAAATAAAAAAAAGTATCAATGTTCCGTATCGATGATTGACTGGACTCGTCAAAACAAGCTGCCAGACACCACGCCCATTAAATGTTTTTGGTGTAAACATTCGTTTGAAACAAGCCCGATTGGATGTCCCATTACATTTTGTAATTCGATGATTGAAAAATCGTATGTTTCACATATCACAAAAGATAAGTATTTTATGAAAGAAAACATTGGAACCAAAAAATTGGAGTTGGTAAAAGAAATGTCGGATATCGACATTCTACCGATTAAAAAAGATTATTATTTAACAGATGGTTGTTTTTGCAGTTTTAATTGCACGCTTGCATTTATTAAAGACAATTATCACGATTTGTTTTATAAAGATAGCTTATCGTTATTGCATTCATTATACTATCACATCGTCGGTAAAAAGGCCGGAAAATTGTTGCCCGCACCTCATTGGCGTCTGTTAAAAGATTTTGGCGGTAATTTATCCATTCAAGAATATCGTCAAACGTTTAACATTGTCGACTATGAATATATGTTTGCGATTCGCAATGCACCTGAAAAAGCAGAAATGCGCGCCATGTCACATGTTTACAAAGAAACTCTTTAAAAATTAGACGTCTAATTTTTAAAACGAAATCGTATCATCTTCCATAAAGATAACGATGTCATCGAACGCGGTGGTACAAATTAGTTTTTCGTAGCCAAAATCTTTAGGACAAATCGTCGTTCCATGACAGTCAAGATTCGGCCCAAGATAAGGCGTAATGGTATCTTCCACGTTTGTTCCGGTTTCATCGACGATCGATGTTAACGGCATAACACCTTTTGGAATTTTTAATAAATAACAATAAGGTTTATCTTTATACGTATACGAAATTTTAATATAGTCACGATTGAAACGCTCGTTGTCTTTTATGTCTTTATGATCATCGGTTTTTAATTTTCCCATTTTATAAGCAATCATAAAACGAAGGGCGGCGATGCCAATAAATGATAACGCGACTTTTAGATGTCCCTTTTTACCTTCCGGATCAATGGTTTTCTTAAAACCTTTATAAATTTCAAACGTATTTTTAATATTATCTGTATTTCGATAGGTAACATATGCAACACTGCCTAACAAACCCAACCCAATGTATAATAACATATCATATATATTTCATTACTTCTTTAAAAATTAATTAAATAATATCAATACGCAAAACACACCTAAATAAAAATGAATATTTTTATAATTTTATTCTTATTTTTATAAGAATAAAAGATGGCAGCTCTTAACAAGAAAGCATTGATGAAACACGTCAAACAGGCGGAAAAGGCTGACGACAAACCGGTGAAACCGAAACCTGTAAAAGAAGTTCTCAAACCTCTTTATGAGCACACATATAAACAAATTATGATGATTAGGGCTATTTTTGAGCAAGAAGAAATAGAGCGTCAGCTGCAAATGGTGGAAACCTTATTTGAACGTGACCGCTCGTCCTTTACAACACATGAGTATCCAGAAGAACTTAAAAAAGAAATTACTCGATTTATTCAAGATCGTACATTATTCCAAAACGTTCTTGACTATTTAAGCCGCCACAAAATGCTCAACCCCTATCTTTTAAATAGAGGCCTATTGAATCGTTCAAAAACCATTGAGTATCACGCCTTAAAAGAAAAAATAGACAGTTTGGGAAAAATGGTTGCCAATATTAAAGAATTTTATGCAAAAAAGAAAACAAAAAATGTGCCGGTTGAACATTTTAAAGAGATGAATACCAAATCCTATGAAGTTGTTGAAAAAGAAAACATCACAGACGATAAACTGGTCAATCTCATCGAAGAAAGCCTCCATGACATTTATGAAAAAACAGAAGGCGAAGACAACGAACAAACGGAACGACTCAAACGGCGGCTCGAAACCATTACTGAACTTGCGACGGCTCGAAAAAATCTAAAGATATTAGACGCGCAGTTGTTTAAGAAAACCAGTATGTCAGAGACGGCCAAAAAATTTTTGAAAAAAGCTGATGAACATGCAAAAAATAAGAAAAAAGATTTTAAATTGGATGAAGATACGGTATTCCCGTCTTATTTGGTTCTGGATATGATTGAATATCTTTACCAAGAAGATAAAAAAGACGACGCTGAATTATTTGAAGACGACTCTGAATTATTCGAGGACAGTGCTGAAAAGAAAGCGTTGTTAGAGAACATTGAACCCTTGCGTAAAAAATGGGACGAAATAAAAGAATCGATGGGCATTCCGTTATCAACAACAGAACGTCGCGTCGAGATCTTTACCAAAGGCGTTAGCGAGCAGACGGCCCATGCCTATCGTGATTCCGCTGTTCAGCAACAAATGGATGATCGGTATGTCGCGGCGGATATCTTAAAAAATCGGCCCCTCTCTTCCAAACATGACTATGAATACGCAAACCGGTCACCTGTCTATGTTCGAATTCTTCCAGATGAACGTTTTCAAGACGATCTCGATCGTGTGACGAAACTCATCTCGTCCTTGTATCCATCGTATCAACCATTACATATCGAAGTGTTAGCGGAATCGGACGACGGTAATGGTTATGCATTGGTATATATGGCCGATGAAAAATCGGTTGAACAATATGCCATTACATATGGGCCACGTAAAAAACCAACCATGTCTCGAAACACGACAACGTCATCACAATGGATAGAAGATAACGAAAAATACATTTGCATGTCCATCGATGATTTTGTTGACCACGAATCTTCTGTTGTCGCGGACGGACGCATTTATTTTAAAGCCAAACCCGCATTTTTTAAGCTCATCAAAGGGCTCGAACAAACGCCGACATCTGCTGGCGTAAAAGTAAGGGTCGATAACATTTTCACAACCTTTGAAATGATGATCACCGGAGACGATCTGTTTACGTATCACCCGCCTGTTAAAAACCTAAATAAGGAATGGGCAAGCCAACCATTACCTCTTCCTGTCCCTAAACCGAAACAGCGTAATCTTATTTTTGACAGTTTGTCCGAATTTGGGTTTTCCAAGTAATCACCGTCGAGTATAATCTAACAAAAATGTTAAATTATAAATGTAACACATTCCACAACGCGTCCGCGATTTGATTACCTACCAATAAACCAGCTTGGTTTGAACTATCCCAATGAACACCGCAATAAATACGCGATTGGCTATTACTATTTGCCATTTGACTCCACGTTGGCCAATTTAAACGAATACCCGACAATGGAACACTGGCTGGTTGAATGGCGCTGCAACGGGGGTATAAAAAGATGTTATTGATCGATGCATTGATCCATCCATTGTTATTATAAAACAATTGACATGTGTATTTAAAAATCGGTGAACTGGTTACCGGGTTTTGTAACACAACCATATCCGTCCCTGTCAAATAATTCATCAATTTCGCCGCAACACCTCCAAATGCCGAATGGCCTGCACAAAAATCAGGAAACGGTGGCGTGACCGAGTTAAGCGTTTGGTATGGAATCCAATAGGCTCCACTGGTTGTTGATGTGCCGGGTGTGCGCGGATTCCAGTCTTGATGAATCAGTGTGTTAATATTTGTTGTGGTGTTATATAACAATTGCCGAATTTTTTGGATAGGGCGTGCCTGTAGATTTGCTCGTTTAATTTTCCAGGTAAGTAGAGACGTCTCAAATAAGCCTGCCGAAATCGTCATGTAATAACGAATTTCATCTTCAATAGGACGACTATTGGAACGTAAATAAATGTCAGCGAATGCCAGCCACACGCCACACGGAGAAACCGTTCCATATAATGTTCCAGCGGTTCCGCTTACATCATTTACACGTTCGCCGCCACTTTGTAACCAATATTCGGCAATCATTTTTTGCTCATCATTCAAATTTTCTTGAGCAGTCTTTATGTTTTTAATTTCTTGTTTCCATTGATCCGCAGTCGGAAATAATAATTGAGCTTCATTTTGAATGGCATTTTGCACATCGCCGTTTAATATACCAGAATTGACCGTGCCCCATTCCGGTGTCATATAAGATTTAGTTGTTCCATTTATTTCAAGCGGAGTCCATTTATCGGGATCGGGTAGACTGTTTAGATCTTGCGTCATCTCTCCAATTTCTGAAACCGTCTTAACACGAATCAAATTTGAAACATTGGGATTAGACGGATGCTTTTCAAAAGCCGTATTATCAAATGTAAACGTATTCAACCAACCATCGGTATTGCGATTTTGAAAATAGGCTTGTATACACGATTGATAGGTTTCAAGAGATGCACGAGTCGTCGCGTCTAATGAGGGTAAAACGTGGCGAGAAAGAATACTTTGTATGGAAGATGGATCCACGGGATCAAGCCGTTTAAAACCGCTACGATTCGCAATCGGTATCTGTAACGGTATCTGTGTCTCTATTAAAATAGGCATCATGTATTGGCATACGGCTTCGATCCATATACCAAGATCAACGGTAGTATGTATTGGCGGCATCGTTGGCCAAAAATTTCTGCCCGATGGATTTTGTGCATCCATAAATGGTTTATTAACGACACACGCATACGCATTGTAAATAACAGTCGAAAATATAAAACACCATCGTGCGCACACGGTAGGTGGGGTATTATTTAACGCGGTCGTGCGTAACAAACATTCCAACCAATCGGAAATCCAAAACGATGAACACAGCGACATTGTCGGCGTCGGCACTGGTTGACGTGCGTTTCGCAAATTCAACGAGTTGTTTTGTATCGAAAAAGACATTTTATTTAATACGTTTTTATTTAATTGATTATTTAAACATTTCAGGTTTTAGTTATATAAAATGTTACTCGAATTGGTTATGATTGTAAAAAACTCCGGCGAGGTGTTACGCAAATGTTTGAAATCCATCAAACCGCATATTGATCACTGGACCATTCTTGATACAGGAAGCACCGACCAGACACCTGATATCATTAAACAAGAGCTAAACGGTGTTCCCGGACAATTGTTTCATGAGCCGTTTGTTGATTTTTCGACGTCACGTAATCGCGCCTTTGAACTTTCGCCGAAAACGTGTAAATACATGATCGTATTAGATGACAGTTATGTGTTACACGGTGGAAGTGATTTGCGAGAATGTCTGCCCTTATTTAATGAACCATTATACTCGCTCAAAATTGGAACCATGACCGAAAACAAATTAGACCAATATTATTTCTCATCCCGACTTGTCAAGTCAAGTTTGGTTCCACATACACTGTATTATAAAGGACGCGTTCATGAAGCCATCTATCACAGTCATATTTTGATTGACGATAAACATATCTTTATTAATGATATCAAGGACTCGAATCACGCGATTCGATCCTCCAATCGGTTGCAAAAAGACATTGACCATTTGTTGTTAGAAGAAAAAGATGATCCCACGAATCCACGTACCTATTATTATCTTATTCGATATTATGTGATCACAAAAGAGTATCCATTGGCGCTACAATATTGTGACAAGTTAAGCTCATTGAAAAATCTGGATCGTGAATATCAATTTTGTGTCGCATATGAAAAACCATCCATTCAATTTGAAATCGATAATGACACGGCTCGGTTAAAGCGTTCCATGATCAAAGCCCATAAGAAATTTCCGGAACGAAGCGAGACCATGTATAAAGTCGCTGTATTATTGTATAACGAAGGACAATACAGTGACGTTGCGTACATTACCGAACGATTATTAAAAATAAAACCTCCCACCGTGATTATTACCATTATGGACACCTCCATTTATGATTATTACATTCCTTATTTACATGTTGACACCCATTTTAAACTTGGTCAATTTGAAAAGGCGATTCCCTTACTTCGTACCATGTTAGAACACTATCCATCGGATCAACCCTTGCTCAATATGAAATATACCGTGTGTGACAAAACTGTCTATCATCCAATATCTCTTTCAAATAACGCAACGGTTGTCATTCACATGGGATATTTTTATCACGAATGGGATCCTAAAAAAGAAACAAAAATTTCTGGTTCAGAATACATGGCCATGAATATGGCAAAACAATTGACTAAACTGGGATACCGAGTTTTTGTGTTTGGTCAGTTTGAATCGGCTGATTCGAAATCGAAAGACTATGTAAATTATCAAGGAACCTATCAAGGCGTGCAATATATTGATCTTAATTATTATCAAGAATTTTCATTAAAATACAATATCGATTACCTGATCATCAGTCGACATGTGTCAAATTTAACCTATTATGATAATATTAAAAATGTGTATTTATGGGTTCACGATATTTTACCGTTTTTCAGCCCTTATGCATGCACGTTTCAATTCCATCGCACCAAGTTTAAGGGATTGATTACATTAAGTAACTGGCAAAAAGAATTTGTTCAAAAAGAATTAGGAGTCGACGAACAATATATGATTTTATCGCGAAATGCGATTTTTGCAGAGCGATTTATGAAAATGGCCCCGAAAATCCCATTTCGTTTTATTTATATCGCAGACGCGTCACGTGGATTAGAACACCTTATCCATTTAATTCCAAAAATCAAAGAACGCTATCCGCAAACCACTCTATCCATTTTTTGCAAAACAGAATTAATCGACCAGTCTCTTATGAATACCATCGAGTTACTTGATTATGTAGCATTACACCCACGTGTATCTCAAGATCGAATTTCAAGTGAACTATTACAATCGGATATATGGCTTTACCCTACCCATTTCAGGGAAACCTATTGTATCTCGGCGTTAGAAGCAATGGCGGCTGGTTGTCTTGTCGCAACCGTAAAATACGCCGGATTGAAAGATACAGTAGGCGATCGGGGTATCATGTGTGATGAACCAATTGATAAAAACTATGACTCATTGTTAGAAAAACTATTTTTTGTATTAGATCGCCCAGAAATCAAAGAACGTTATGTTATTAAGGCCCGTGAATGGGCTCTTCAACAGACGTATGAAAACCTCGCATTGGAATGGCGACAAATGTTTGAGTCTCGTAATCATTAATCTATTAATCTTAATCTATTACTTACGGTAATAGATCGTAATCATCGCATGCATAATTATATTCTTTTTCGTCTTCGTGTGTTTTTTTACAACATCGTATTCCTTTTAACACCAATTGAAGAATCTCGTGATACGTAGAAAACAAACTGATATTGAGCATCATAAATGGTTTTGTATAATAAATAGGTGTATACACGTGAATGTGCAAGTGTGATGCTTCCCATCGATAATAAGAAACCAGGGTCGATGTATATAACCCTTTGTATTCTAAGTTGAAAGAAGATCGTAACAAGTCCACATCCGTATCGGTCAATACGATATTTTCTACTCCCCATTCATAATACCCATTTAGTTTAACAAATGGCATGCCTGTTTTTTCTTCACACGCCTCTTCGTCTAACGTGATGTGATCAAGTATCATTCTTTATCAAATCATATTTTCTGTAAATATGATTTTATTTCCACCACCAAAGCATTTTGGATAAATAAGACGTTTGCGGAGGCGGTGCAGCCGTCTCTTTTGGCTCATCTGTATCGCGTTGATCGGCGTATTCTTTCGGAAATGTTGGAATTGACGCCTCGGCCAATTTTGCCTTTTTTTCTTCTTTAATCTTTTTACGAATACGTCGCATTCTATCTTTTAAGTTTTCTTCTGCTAAATTGCTCATATTTATATAATGATATATTTTTATAACAAGATTTTATTTTTCCCATTCTACTCGCACGGGAAAACGTGTCCGTAAAAATGCCAATATCGGTTGTCGCAGTCGAGGAGTGCGTTTTAAAAACATATAAAATTTTGCAGGGGCAATTGTCTGGTAATAACGAAAACGTTGACCACAATCAATCACGCGATATTCATTTGACCAATCGATACTCGTCGTGATCACCTGTCTTGGACGCTCAAGAACCGCTTTATCGGCCGGCGAACGATGGTAATCATATTCCAACATATTTTCGTATTGTGTATGCGTATGATACGATAAGGGAGATAATAACGGGTGTAATCGTTTTAATACACGTTTCTCCCATAAATGAGGCATCACGGCAGGCGCCCTTTGGTTGCTACTATTAAAATAAAGGCGTGATATCATTTGATTGTTGCTGTCGATCGTCTGTGTTCGAGAAGTATATCGATAATACACACTGTCTGTTATAAAATCGGTTAACGCAATTTCTTTGCCAAACATGGTTTTCGGTGGGATATAGATAAAATAATCTGTTAATGTTGGAATACAATGAATGGTATGTTCGATTTCTTTATGATGACAGAGTTGATAAAGTTCGCTAAACGAAACCATACGAATTTTTTTGTGAGGAAGAAGCCATGTGATCGGCTTTTCCGTAATAATGTAAATGTGTCTCGCCCAATTCACATAACGCCGCAGTGACCGCAATGAATACCGTAACAATATATCGTCGTGATAGGTGTTAAGATACACCGCGTCAATCGGCAATTGGCTAATTTCACGACGGTAACGCCGAGCGTATGGCTCGACCGATTTAGCGACGGGTTGCTGGGTTGTTGTTGTGTGTCTTCCATAAGACATTTGCCGGCCAAGAGGTGACAGCGTAAACACAATGATGTAACAACATAGCAATATAATCATACAAAACAGTCTGGAATTCATTTACGATACGATTGTTAACACGTTAACAATAAACCTATTCTTTTCAATTTCATCAAAAATGTTCTAATCGACAAATACCAATAATCCCACAATTTAACCGTTTTCCGGCGTTTCCGCTAATCAACGATTCTTCATTATTTCCAAAGCCTAAATCATCTTGCTGTTCGTGAATAACAATCGAACGACCAACAAACGTCAACTCGTCATTGTTCTGAGAATTAAATAACGATAATAAATGATCTCGATATTCATAATTAAAATACCCCTGTGCATTAAACGTAATATTATTTGTTAAATCACCCGCGTGTCGTGGCATGTGATAATCCTTTGAACCATGCGTTTGTCCATATGGATTAAAATGACCGCCCAATCCTACGCAACCGGTTCGCAAATCTCCGTACTCATGGATATGAATCGCATGTGTACGATTGCCGATACCAAAGATGCGCATTCTGATGTTCACCGGTTCGTATTCTGAACATTGATGAAATTCAACAACACCACTAATATTATTTTTAGGTTCTAACACGCAAATTGCATTTCTCCCATTACATTGTTGATCATGTGGAAGGATCGACGAATGATTGCCCATTTTTATTTAAAAAATAATTAATTATGATAAATATCGTTCAGATGGTAAACCAAATACCTATTCTTTTATGTCAGCCCATCTACCGGTTGTTGCTGAAATTGTATAATTAAATTTTTTACGTAAAAAATTTAATCGTCGTCATCATTATTGACGGCACGTGTTTTTGAATAGACGGAAAATCCCATTGGAGACACCTTACTCTTTTTAACAGCCGGCGTCGGTCGTCTTGATCCCGCCGCCGGAGCGGTGGAAAATCCCTTTGGAGATACCCGACTGGTTGACACAGTTGACACTTGTCGAGGTGGAGTATAAGGGACGGTATAAAACCCTTTTTGTGATACACTGCTTACGACGGGAGCAGTCACTTGTCGAGGCGGGGTATAAGGGACAGTGTAAAACCCTTTTTGTGACACACGGCTGACGGCAGGGGTGACAACTTGGCGAGGTGCCACATAAGGAACAGTGTAAATGCCTTGTGCGGATACACGGCTGGGTGTTGTGGCTTGCTTCAACGGGGACGCAGGGACGGTATAAAAGCCCAGAGCGGTGCGGACGGGCTGGCTAACGGCATGAGCATTGCCGAGCAAAAAACTGATAAACGCTAATAATAACGCAATAAGTTTCATTTTATTTATATATGTTTTTTTAAAAAGATATTAAATAAAAAATGTCATATCCACAAATGTAAAAATGGCGATCCTTGGCACGGTAAACCGGTTATTGGAAACGTTTGATCCAGATCACCAAGCTCTTTCTTATGCGGTTCGCGGCGGTCACACCAATGTCGTAAAAAGATTAGACGTCGATCCGACCATACGTTCATTTCAATCCCAAATAGAAATTCTATAGTGTCGATATTCCACTCGGCGTTTTAAATCTCCAACGGTGTAAAAGCAAATCGCCGAAAAAAGGCTCTCCTAAACCCGTCGCTAAACCTGTCAAAAAATCAAAATCGCCCGCATGTAGCCCGTCAAAACAATCAAAATACACAACACGTTCATCTCCCCCTTATCCTGCAAACACATGTTGCGGTGAAACCAAAATGGGGAATGATGGTAATATCTATCAATCACGCGCAGATAAAAATGGAGTATGTAAATGGATAAAACTCAAAGATTAACAAAAATGATCTATCGCCGGTGAAGGCATGATATAAAAGTAACATGAGTCTAACATTACGTCAAGTTATTATTTGGTATCGTGACATTGGTCAATATATTGCTAATTATGAAGACGACAAATCTACCTCGGCTCAAAAAAAAGACATGTTGATAAAAGATTTAATTAACTTGCTGGAATATCCATATCAAACTGTTGATTATGCTGATAAAATTAAAAAATTCACATGGATAGAAGAAAGACAAATGTGGATCTATACACCCCATTACCTAAAAAATAAAGAATCGTATGATACGATGTTGATCAGTAATGAAACGATCCATAAAAAAATGATGGAAGACGTTAGTTATGATTTAGACGGTTGTATTAAGGTCACTGATTGTGCTATTATGTAATTGTATATCGTTTGATTAATTTTTCTAATATTTTCTAAATATTTTTTTGAAAATATTTACTAATTAAAATAAATGAATATCACTCAAAATACAAATACCGTTCAACAAATTATCGCTTTTGAAAGATATAAGCGAACACAGGATTCGATAGGACCGACCGGTTCGACAGGTGATCGATATAATACGTCTACAACGACGGCGGTAAGCATCGTTTTAACATCGCCTATTCATTTATCAGTTGGAACAAATCTTGCCTATATTCATGGAAATTCTGTTCGAGTGATTGGGCAAAGTAATCCATCACAATCGTTTGATAGTTACGTTAATTCTTATGATCCTCTCACGGGAGAACTTTCTCTTGTATCCATTACCAATATTAAACCACCTGGTTCAACTAATTTTCCATTGCAAATTTATAACGCAAATTTAGATGGAATTGATGGGCCAACTGGATATACCGGACCAACAGGAGCGATTGGAACAACGGGACCAACCGGCAACACGGGCGCTACTGGAAACACTGGAACAACGGGTAATATGGGTTCAACCGGAAACACGGGGCCAATAGGCAATACGGGCCCAATCGGTAGCACGGGAGCTACTGGAAATACGGGACCAATGGGCGTGACGGGACCAACGGGTTCGACGGGGCCAATCGGTGATAAGGGACCAATGGGTTCGACTGGATTGGGTATGACGGGACCAACCGGTAACACTGGTTCAACAGGTAGCACGGGACCAGTCGGTGATAAGGGGCCAACGGGCATCCTTTGGACATTTACACATTTGAAAATCTCTGTATAGGCAGTCGTATCAACAAAAATATTTAAAAAAAATTAGTTTAAATAAAAATATGAAGTCGCCACTACGTAAGACGTCACCACGTAAGTCGTCTCAAACACGTAAGTCACCGCGTAAGTCGCCTCAAACACGTAAGTCATCGCGTAAGTCACCTCAAACACGTAAGTCATCGCGTAAGTCACCTCAAACACGTAAGTCACCGCGTAAGTCATCTCAAACACGTAAGAAGTCGCCCCGTACATCTCCGCGTAAGACGAAAACACGTCGATCACGATCGTATCAGTTTGGCAAAACATTTCAAACACTTTCCGGTGAACACGATATTGACGTTCAGCAAGAAGAAACAGACGCCGAAGCAGTAGGGCGATATTTTAAGGTTGATCCACGACGTGTCGTCGTCAAAGAATACGGCGATACAAACATGGCCGTGATCAAACCTCCGTTTGATCTACATCACCAATATGATTTCGCCAATAAATATAGCGCAAACTATCGATTGCCCGACGGATTTTATGAGCTAATCGAAAATAATATCGATAAACTTAACGAACACTGGGGCATGATTTGTTCTAATCCGGCAACCGTTGAAATTATGAAAAAATATCCTCAAAAAATAGATTGGAATTCGTTGTCGTCAAATTCTCACCCCGACGCAATTAGCATATTAGCTAACAATTTAGACAAAGGTATAAACTGGGGTCATTTAACAACCAATCCAGGCGCGACTGAAATATTGAACCAGCATCTCGATAAAGTGATTTGGAGTTTATTATCAAGATATGGGAAGACAACAGCATTATTACGTAAACATATCCATCATGTTGATTGGAGATCGTTATCGTCTAATCCAACCCCCGAAGCCATTGAATTGCTGGCCGAACATGTTGACAAAATCGATTTTTATGGTATCGTCTTTAACACAAACCCCGATGCATTTAGTCTCGTTACATTTACTGAGAAAGATTTAGACTCACTGAAGAAAAATAACAACGAGGAAGAGGAAGAGGAAGAGGAAGAGGAAAAGGAAGAGGACGAGGAAGAGGACGATGCCGATGACGACGATGATGAGGATGAGGACGATGACGATGACGATGATGATGATTTTGATGAGGATGACGAATATCAATATGTATTACACGCACTTGCCTTACATTTTCACCCAAATGCCATTCATTTGTTAGAAACAAAAATAAATGAATTGAAAAGGTCGGTTTGGGAAAATTTGTCTGGAAACCCAAATCAGGCGGCGGTTGACCTCTTGAAAAGAAATGTAGACAAAATCGATTGGGACGCGTTATCCAAAAATACAAACCCCGATGCGATTCAACTCTTTCAAAATCATATGGACGGGGTCGATTGGGAAAGATTATCATATAACCCAGCGGCGATTGAAATCCTACGGGAAAATAAAGACGAAATTCGTTGGTATATGTTGGCGCAAAACCCCAATCCGGAGGCCGTTTCTCTGTTACGTGAACTTAAGACAGACGAGATTGATTGGACCGACTTGTCCGGAAATTTAAATCCCGCTTCGATCAAATTGTTAGAAGAAAATGTAAATAAAATTAAATGGCACCAATTATCCAGTAGTGAAAACAGAAAAGAAGCAGCTGAACTTTTACAAAAATATATCAATAAAAAAATTGCCAATGATGTTAATTGGACAGAATTTTCCAAAAATCCATATGCCTTGCCCATTTTACGTAAATATGTTGATAAAATCAAATGGTTCTCACTATTAACAATGTGTTGGACAGAACATGTTATGTAAGGAAACGGAAACTTTTTATTTTTACACATGAATGGTATAAAAATGTTATGGCTTGTCGTTTTATCATTCAAACCCCATTCCCGTATGGCCACGAAACATCATCAGGCGCGCTCATTGTAAGACCTGAATAACGACTATTTAGTGTATTAGCACCATATACACGAGTTTGGCCGTTTAAATCAGGCATATTTGTATAACGTTTTGTAAATGTGGGACATTTCCAACCATACGTCTGACTTCTCTTATTTGGATTACTATTATATGTTGCACCAACAAGAGTGTTACGAGTAGAACTATTATAATCATTTTTAACATCACTTAAATCACTATTATCGTAATAACATTGATCTGTATTTCCACATTCGTCTATCAAATCAACGGACATCTGTTTTACTCCTGCGTAATCAGAAGTATATCCACACTTATTTAATGATGTTCCCTCATTAAAACCTGACCAATAAGTGCGACTTACGTATCCACATGGACCCGACATTGAATATTGATACGGAACTTTATAATCAGGATGAATGCGAATTCGATGACCACAATCGCACGTGCCGTCATTTTTTATATTGGTTCGATTCGAGTCAGTGTATCCACAAGAAACCGTTGCATCATGCTGACAATTTTGTCCAGAATATTTACCTGTCGGGACCGTAGCATCGTCGTTTATCACGGTCACATCACATGTATCACATTTAGCACCGGACCAATGATTTGAACACGCACATGTTCCGTTTGTTTGTGGAGTACCATTCATACGTGTTCCACCATACACTTTACATGCATTAAATTTATCAGATGTGACTACATTAAAATTACTATTCGTATCAACCGTAAGTATTTTTATAACGACAGGAAGGTTTTGTATAATTTGACTGGCTGATAATGTATATACGTTATTATTATCATCAAGCACAAGTATGTTTGACGTATCCCCTCCCAAAGACGGAGGAGTTACCGTTTTTGTTATAATATTACCATTTCCATCGCTCACAAGTATGTTGTAAGTACTCATTTATAATATCATTTATAGATTTTTTAAATGAAAACGTTTCACCGGTTTAAACCATTAACAACCACATGTGAATTAAATTTAAATTTTAAATAAATTAAATAAATGACCAGTCCTAATCCTACTTATAATTGACGAAAATGGTAACATGTCTTATGAAACCGTAACGCCTCCTGCTCTTGGAACACTTACATTAACAGATAAAAGGAATCTTATTTATATTGATGTATCTGGAAATCTCAGTACTACAACAATAACGGATATGTATAATTCGTTTCCCATAATAAATAATTTACTTGTAGTAAATAATGGTAATTTTTCAGTGATACCCAATAATCTCTTCAATCCTTGTTCTTTTATTAATGGTAATAAAACCGGACGCCCTAATCCTACAACTGGTAAGTGTGTATGTAACAACTATTGGACGGGAGACGCATGTAATATATGTGATGTATCAACAAACGCGACGCCGAATACTCATACAGACAATTCATATGGAAGTTTTGCAGGTCCAAATTGCGACTATAGCGCTGCTGTTAAATGTAATGGTAAGGGACTTGTTAACAAATCGGGAGTGTGCCAATGTAGAAATGCGGCATCAGGGTCTGACTGCACCGGTAATAATTGCGAACACGGCGGAACACCGAGTGCCGATGGTTCATCGTGTGTTGGATGTCAGGCGGTATACAATGACGGTAACTTATGTAAGGTTTTAATGTGTCAAAATGGAAGTGTTCCTAACGCAAGTGGAACATCCTGTATTTGTCCACAGATTACCGGCTACAACGGGAGCACATTAAGGTCTCCATGGGGAGGAACGTTATGCGATAGAGATATGTGTCAAAATGAAGGGACTGCGTATAATGAAAATAAGCATGCATGTAAGTGTGCTGCTTATACGCATACTTATAAGTGTACTGGGGCTGATTCAAATCGCCGCGCGACCTTTGAAGCGGGTCAAACCAGCGAAAACGATCGTTGTCAAACGATATATGATAGTACTAATAGGCCTTATTATTTGTCAGGTCGACCTTTAAGCGACGTATTAACCGGTGCATATTGTCCATAAACAAACTTCAATTAAGTGAAAATTCACACTCTTGGCACAACTTTTCAGGGAGGAAACAAGCGACTTTTTAATTTATTTTTACACACGAATTGTGTAAAAATGTTATCGCACAAATTGTTTATCCTGTTCTATTAAAATTTTATCAATGATTCCGTCTTTCAACTTAGTCGTTTTGTTTAAACCAAAACACTTTGCAATTTCTTTTAATTTAAATACTGTATATTGGCTCAATGTTTCACTTGTAAAATTTGGACACTCGGTATAACGAACGACTTCTTTCTCACGCAATTCTTTTCTCTTTTGCTTATCAATCGCATTAATCTGCTCTTTATTCGCATGATAATGTTCTTTCTTTTGCGCGTTTATTTCGTCGCGTTTCAATAATCGTCTTTCCGTTACTTGTTTTAGACGTTTTTCTCGATTCTTAATATACTTGAGACGGTCACGCTCTTGTTCTGTGATACATAAGTTTACGTTTTTATTCAAAGGAGGATTCAATTGAGCAATCCAGTAGTTTTCGCGAATGATCAATTGGTCAACTGGAATATCGTCTTCTACGCATTCAATTTCAAAATTTTCTTTACCATGATCACGCATAAAACGATAAACAGGCGTTTTTCCTTTTGTCGCCGCCGATTTGTGCTGTGATAACCGAATATTTAATTTATTGTCAGTTGATCCTATATAAAATTGTGTGTTATCTATTTTATAAGTAATTTTATAAATTCTGTTGTATTCTATCATTTCATTAATATTTGGCCGTTTCATATTAAGTGTTGGATTTAATTTTGTATAATATTCGTTTTCTTTTATTCCTAATTCGGTCATATTATTTATATCACATTCTTCTAATAAATGTATACTAAAGTGATCAATTCCGATTTTTCTTATACATTCATAAAGTTTCGATTGTTTACCTATTTTTGCATTGCTTCGATTTTAGTTCTTGTATCGTAGAACCTACATAAAAATCACTTGTTTTTGTATTTACAATTTTATAAACACGTCCTTTCATTTTGATAAGAAATATTATCTGTTACGATATAAACTTCAAATTTATTTTTACACATTTGAATTGTATAAAAATTTTGTAATGTTTGTTTGCTTTTTGTATTTTGTAATTTTTGTTTGCGTGTTTTTGTTTTTGTAGGACTATAACACTGGAATGACGGGAACGGATATGGTTGTGTTACAGCAGCCAGTCACCAATTTGCCGATTTTTAAGTATACATGCCAATTGTTTTATAACAACAATGGTTGGAACAACGCGTCCATCAATAACATCTTTTTATATCCTGGATGCAGTGCAATCCAGTCCACTGATACAACACAGCCAAATGGCGGATATAACAACAATTTACAAGTTCCCTTATCCGGTATTCGTCTCAATTGGTCAACATGGAGTCAAATGGCAAACAGTAACCGTCAATCTCGTATTTATTGCGGTGTTCATTGGGACAGCTCGAATCAAGCAGGTTTATTGGTAGGAAACCAAATTGCCGATACCGTATGGAAAACATTAGGTGTATGATAAACGATTTGTGTATTTCTATAATTTTTAATTTTTATACATGTATAAAAATTTTGAGTTTAGATTTTAATATTCGAGAATTCATTGAACGTTTGTTCAGCATCTAATAAATTCACGTTTAAATCAAATAAGGTTTTGAAGGTCACATCTTTTATTTTTAATTTATTATCATAAATCAAAACACGCAAATGATATCCACTTTCAATCACTTTACGAAATTTTAAATAATTTCGACGGACATTCATCAAATAAGTATAATCAGATTTTACTTCAATGATTAAATGTTTACTTTTTACAAATAGATCAGGATGATAGGTATGTTGGATATCATCTTCTGTATAACTAAATCTTGGAATTTCTTTACCTATGATGATATCATCTTCTTTTATATTTTCTTGCAGTAATTCGTCAATCGCATACCCTTCATATCCTTGAATGATTACCATTTTACCAGATGGCATTTTATAATTTTTACGAAGATATGAACGTTTAACGATGCGTTCAAATATGGTTGAATTTTGAGACACGTTTCGGACACCATATCGCTTCAAACACGTTTCTTCATATTTCTTAAGAATAGAATCTTTATATTCTTTATTGTTTATTCTTTTATTATTTTGACACTTATTACAAAAAGAAGTAGTATTTTTATCAAAATTTTGTATAAATGATTTATTTATGGAACCACAATTACCACATTGATATTCAAGTTTGCGTGTAGAAAAATTTACCTCAAGAATAATATGTCCAGTGGTTTCTAATACATTTTGACAAAATTCTACTTTTTGTTTTTCACAATCTTCATCATTTTTACAACCTTGACAAAAATGTTCAATATCTATCTTAGATTTTTTATTTCCAAATGATGCAATACTTAACGTATTAACATGAGAATTTTTATGACAAACATATACTATTTTTTTATTTTCATAAAAATCATCTTTTGTTGTTTTTACTTCAAAATGTTTTTCTAAAAATAAACAATAATTTTTATATTTACACAAAGGCATTTATACATATTTTATTAATTTTATTACATATTTCAAATTTATTTTTACACATTTGAATTGTATAAAAATTTTGTTTTGTATTTTTGTATTTTTGTTTTGTATTTTCGTTTGTGTGTTTTTGTTTTTGTAGGCATTTTTCTCATAAAACTGGAAAACCTAACGCGCCGCCTGAAATACGGATGATATTATTATTGAGGGCGGTGGTGATGAATGAATACTTCGCGGCATATGCACCCGGGACATTGTTAACAGGACCCGATGAAGTGGTCGCTTCAACGGATGGGGCCGGGATGATGGAAACGTTGGTCAACTTACCGTAATTGGTAGATCCCATTGGATCAATCGCGAAGAAGTCAAGCGAGTATGAGTAAAGGTGGTAGCCGGTCTCAAGTGGGATGACAGGTGCATGATACCATGGGTTAACCAATGAGAAGTAGTCGGAACCCATCTGGTAGATACGTTGAGTATTTTCGTAGATGAGCGAGGTATTCACGATTGGATCAACACCGGATTGGAAGTCAACGACACCAAACATGGAGTTGTTTGTCTTAATACAGTTGGCCGGGCCAAGTGGAAGGTGTTGATCGGTGGTGTAGTTAGACCAAACCGACTGAATCGTGGTATTGCGGCACGCCCAGAACAATGCCTTAATGGAGTGCGAAAAGCGGATATCAACGGAACCAGCGGTGGCAGGGTTGAAGTTTTGCACAGGCGCGGTTTGAACTTGTTCGATGAGAATATCACGAGGTGCGCATGCCATCTTCTTACGCTCATCGTTGGACACGATGGCGTAGTTGGCCCACACGTTAACGTTGGACATGATTTGGTTCGCATCAGGATTGGCAAGATCCGATGGCATAACTGGGCGAGATGTCCACGTGCCATTGTCACCGCCGCTGTAGATATCGGTAGTCATCAATTCGCTCAAATTGCGGAAGGCAAAGTTGATACGCATTTCGTTGTATGGCAATGCGGCAGTTGGCAATGCAATACCGGAATCACGTGAATAGAAGAACGGCAGTGGTAAGTTAAGCGTTGCAGATGGTAAATATTGTTTACCGTTATCATCAACGTTTACTTGGCATTGCTTATTGTTAGCAAGTTGGCCCAAATTGGGGAAGGCGATGGCGCATGGGTTAGTAAGAGCATCTGTGTTACCAATCATGTTATTATAACCGTTACGCTTGCCGGCCGGGACAGTAAAGGCCGACCAGAAATCGAGATGGTAGTTGTCAAAACGAGCCGCCACCAAATCGTTAAAGGTAATGGCGCATTCGGAAATCAAATTGTGCATCAAGTTACGAGTCCAGCGAATCACGCTAGTTCCAGCGGGGACACTAATGGGCAGAGTCGGCACGAGTCCTTGAATCACGGTTGCGTTTGCAGTGGCAGCAGTGACGGCGTTCAAGGTCAAACGAAGCCACGTGTGAAGCAAATAATCACCGGCGCGAGAAATAGAAACAGACCATTGCTGACCAAAGCCGGCTTGGCCAGAACGGCTGCTTAAGCAAACGGGAACTTGAGTAAACCAGGTTGATTTGCGAATTTCACGAACAAAGTAGGCAACAGCATCCGGGCCGCCATACAAGTATTTCTCTTGTTCATCGTAAGTAGCAAGATCGATAAATCCTGATGTTAAGTTGGATGAGCAGATAGTAGACATTTTATTATAGGGGAGATTTTTTTTTTAAATTTCAATAAATTTTTCTTTTCCTTTTTAAAATAACGAGTTAAAAGGATAGTAATTTTTAAGACAAAGTTGTATCGTGAAAATGGAAATTGATATTTTTAGCATCGATAAAAAAATTAAAGATGTATGGAAAAAGAATGAAGAATATATTGGAGAAATTGACAGTGAAATTGTAAAGTTGGAAAATCTGTTAGAGGAGTCGTCGGTATCGTCTTATATAAAACGTGATATCAAACAAAAACTGGACTCCTTATTGCATGAAAAACAAAGAATCTATGAAACCTTAGAAAACCAACATTTCTATACCATGGATGTTTCTGAATTACTTGAAACCCAAAAACAACACGCTCCCCAAAAAATCTCATTTATGTCTAAAAAACCGAAACCGTCCACCTCCGCCTCATTAACATCAAAATACATTGAAATCTTAAAAAAATACAACATTGATTACAAAGAATTAGAAGACATTACTCGACAACAGAAACAACATAAAAAAGTGTGCGAACGTTGTCAACACGATGAATTTATCTCTAATTTTGATCAAAATTTAGAAATCTGCCAAAACTGTGGCAAACAGGAAGAACGGACGCAAAAATCGTCAAGTTTTAAAGATATCACTCGAATTAATTTATCAAACAAATATAATTATGAACGCCGTGTTCATTTTAAAGATTGTATCAATCAGTATCAAGGAAAACAAAACGCAACCATTCACGATAACGTTTATCACGATTTAGAAGAACAATTTGAACGTCATAAATTATTAAAAGGAGATGCGTCTGTTCCTAAAAAGACGCGTTTTGAATCCATTACCAAAGAACACATTTTATTGTTTTTAAAAGAAACCGGTCACTCTAAACATTACGAAGACGTCGTGTTAATTTATCATAAAATGACTGGAAAACCGGTCGATGAAATCTCTCACCTTGAGCCGCAATTGATGGAAGATTTTGACAAAATATCAAACTTATATGATAAAAAATTTAAATTTACGGGCAAGATTGATCGCAAGAGTTTTATCAATACTCAATATGTATTATTCCAATTATTAAGACGGCACAAGTATCCCTGTAAAAAAGAAGATTTTAACATGCTTAAAACATTGGATCGAAAGAGTTTTCACGACGACATTGTCCGTGAATTGTTCGAAACGCTTGGCTTCAATTTTACACCGATTTTTTAATTTGCATTTAAATAATGATTTATTTAAATAAACGTAATGTCAAAAAAAGTAAAGACCAATTTATTGACTGATTTAGATCAAAAACGAGAAGCCGATTCTCACATTGTCATCGATGAAAACGATCGTAAAAATGCAATTAATTTGTTTTTGCCACTCGAAACTCGTTTAAAGGCTCTTATTAATTATTATAACAAAGAAAATGACGAAGTCGGTGAACTGATTGGTTGTATTGTAGGAATGTATTTTTTTTCGAAAACAAAAAACCTGACTGAATATGTTCAAGCCATTTGTACCCTTTATGAATTGCCCATCATCTATCGAATTGACTGTGTAAAACAATTAGACAACGGCCAAGCTTATGTATTATTAAATCAATTATTTGTGAATGAGCTTCCACACATTTCAGCGTTGCCAACACCGTTACGTGTATCGACGATTGTGTATCTTATGAATTGTGAATTGTTTAAAAACGAGGCGTCCGCTTATTTTTGCGACGTGATTTCCGACCACACCATCGATGTCGTTTATCGATATCGAATCATTCAATCGCTGGAACAACATTTTACTCCCCCTAAACATAAAAAAGATAAAGGATTCATTGAAAAGGAAAAAGATAAATTTCTATTTTACGCCCGAAACGCATGTCACCGTTTTATCGATGACCAGACGAACCCATTTACCTATCGGGCAATCGCATGTCAATATATGTTTGAAAAATGCAAACCATCGCCTGATGATGCGATCAAGATGGAAACATTTTTATTGGAAATCGCCGATGACGTGACACTTGCAGACGATGTTCGTGCGGATGCCTGTGATATTTTATTACAAAATGGCGGAGACGAATCTCGCGAGAAAGCACAGCGCGCCTTGTTTGTGTTGGCGGGTGGTCATTTGTCGCGTAACAATATTTTTAAGAATGCTCAAAATGTTCACATTCGTTCCATTGAAGAGAGTGTTGAGCAATTGATCGAAAAATTAAGCACCTATTATCCACGTAACAAAACCGTTTATGACTTTGAAACGTCTTATGAAAACATTTTGGAAAAAATTGTAGATCTACCGCAAGCGGATGAGGTGAAGGGTGCGTTATTGCGTATCACCATTGACCGCGCCGTATATGGAAATAGTAATATGACATTGTCCACCATTTTGGCGAAAATGTGGACGTATATTCAAGATTCGGAACATCGCGAAGAATTAGAAAAACGTCTGTTTGAAGAGTTGGTGGATTCAAACAGTAAGTGTTCAACGGGATACGTGAGTCGTATCGTAAACACATTGTCTGGATACGACGAAGAAATGAGTTTACGAATTTCATTTGAGGATCAAATTATCGCAAACGTGGAAGCGCGATTGAATGCCTGTATTCAAAAGATCTCAGATGAAAATGAAATGGACGATGTGTTACAACAAATGACCATTCCAGTGATACATTATGAATTACGTGGCAAATTTCTTAAATTTTTTAGAGAAAACATATCGGTCATTCGAGAAGAGTTATATGGCGAGTTTAGACAATATATGACCGATTTAGACTATGATTTTTATTTTCGAAAAGCCATTATTCACTATGAAGGATGTTTTTAACTAAAAATGAAAATAAATCTAACCCATCATAATATAAGGTAAAGAATGCGATGGATAAATCGACGATCGCGAGTTTTGCGGTCGCAAGTGTATTGATTGGAATATGTTTATTCTGCTTGACGTATTGTTGTATTTATCGAGATTTTGGGAATTGTACATGTTGTAAACGTAACCTTGCTAAAAATGTTAAAAAAAAGATCGTCATAAAACCGCATCGACCCGTTATTAAAGTTATTTATATTGCACCGTTAGATATGGACCCGTAACAATACAATTCACATGATTAAATTTTTATTATCATTAATAAAAATGAGCAAACTATGTTCGATTAGGAGATTTTCGTATGTTGACACAGAGCGTAATATCGTTGTCCGGAATATTGTCCCATTATCATCATTATTAGCATCATCCCGACTAAAACCTCGGGATAATAACAGCGTGGCGAGTGTTCCTCCGCCATCACGACGTTACCGTGTCAATATTAAACGAATCGCTGACAAGACATTCAGTCCCTTGTTGCTTACTGCCCCGCATAAAAATATATCATTACTCGATTTATTTCAAAATAAAGAGGCGGACGTTGTCGATTTGCGTGACAAATTTCCACCGGTTTTTAGTCAAGGAGAACTTGGCTCTTGTACCGCAAATGCCTTATGTGGAGTAATCGGTTATGAAATGTCTGGATTCATCGGGTCTCGACTGTTTCTTTACTACAATGAACGAGTGATGGAAAATAGTATACTGGAAGACGCCGGTGCTGAATTAAAAGACGGTATTCAAACGTTATTAACATATGGTATATGCCCCGAAACCGACTGGCCGTATTATATTTCAAATTTTGATGACAGACCGCCCGATTATGCTTATGAACACGCGTTAGAAAATAAAGCCATTGATGTCAAGCATATCGATAATACCATGGAGGATATGATGGGCGCGTTAGATAACGGATATCCATTTGTGGTTGGAATCATGGTGTTTGAGTCATTTGAAAGTTATGAAGTATTAAAAACAGGAATGGTTCCATTGCCATATTCATATGAGACATCACTGGGAGGGCACGCTGTCGTATGCGTAGGGTACGATGACATCAAAAAGGTGTGGATTATGCGAAATTCGTGGGGGAGTGCATGGGGTGACGGTGGATATTTTTATTTGCCGTATGAATATTTATTACGAGACGATTTAGCAAGCGATTTGTGGTGTATTACAAAAATGTCTAAATAAAATATTATTTAATCAAATACTATTTAACCAAATAGGATCAACATTAAAATGACAGAAAGTCCCGCTCAAATTAATTACACAGGAGACACTTTATTATTTAATGAAGATGTCGAGGCACAAATTGATTTGTATGAAGAACAAACTGTTTTGCATAAAGATTTAGAATTTCACTCGTCGTTCCCTCGTTCCGGTAAACAGGGCATTCTTGGTATTTTTGTTAACGATAAAACCGATAAAAAATGTGTTTATAAATTATCACAAACCATGGATTTTACCGTACCACAAGAATATGCTGTCATGGAAGATTTAAATCGCATTCGTGAATTTTGCCCGCACTTTTGTAAAGCGTATGGAAAAGTTAAAACACCAATCATTACTCATTATCGCAATGTCGATAATCCATTTGAATATACAAAACAAGATGGTACCATTCAAACCGATGTATTGTTAATGGAATATATTGACAGCTCTCGTAAATTATACAGATACATTAAAAGCAAAGACATTCCGCCGTATATTATTACGTCGTTGATTAAACAAACGTTACTCGCTGATATGATTGCGGGCGAGCATCTTAAGTTTAGTCATTATGACTTGCATTCTAATAATGTGTTAGTAAAAAAATGTGAAACCAACAGCGTATTTTTTTATATTCTTGATGAAAATCGAACATATATGGTTCCAACGTATGGTTATTGTCCAACCATCATCGATTTCGGGTTTTCATATAGTAAAAATTGCGACGAAAAACCATTGTATGGCGCGCTGGCCCATACCAATGTCGGGTTTTTATCATCTACTTATGATCAACACGCGGATGCAAAATTATTTTTATCGAGTGTGAGTTACGAGATGAAAAAATATAAAAAATCACCCGAGTCGGAACGGTTACGACAATTGATATCACATATTTATTCTAATTGTCATGTTGATATGGAAAGTGGTTGGGATGATAACGATGACGATGGTATTTCAAAGCAATTATTGCGCCGAATGAATTCGCAGTTTAAACGTTCCGCTTTTTTCAAGGAACAAGGATATCATGTGGTGGATATGTTACAGTCTCTTGTTCAATTGCCGTTAACGTCAAGACATACCAATGACACCATTGAAGATATGACGAGTATTTTGGTAACAGAGTTTTTAAAGATTGAACGCGAAATTAGTAACGATTTTTACAATATGTATATCATGAAAATAATCATCGAGTCGTGTATTCGTCATCGAGATTTGTATCTAGATAAACAAACTCGTGAAAAAGCCGTCGCTAAATTTAAAAGCGACATTTTAGCGGGTATCGATTCGATCGTAAAATTTTGTAATCCCAGAATCAATTGGGAAAAATTGTTATGCTGTTTGTTATGTTTATCAAAATGTATTGAAAATTATTGCTATGAAAAAATGAAAAAATTGATGGCCCGTAAACGACGTGATTACAATAACATGGGTCTCCGTAGTGTAACGGAAATTTACGAAGCCATTGAAGCAAATATTCCGTCTCATTTCGTGTTTGATGATCGTACTGAAATTTACGTTTGGGATTGTATGGAAAAACGTAGTTATAAAATGCGTGTTCCCAAACAAATGATTTCCGTATTAAATGAAACTCATCCGTATGAACGAGGTATCATGATGTATGAATATTTATCTAACAATTATTAAAAACATACGCCATTAAATTTCACGGTAAAAATCGTGAAATTTAATTTATAAGAATGCCGTATATAAAATGTCAAAACGTCTAACCTTCTCATTAGCAATCACTCTTCCGTTTAACACACCATTTTCGGTGTTATTGGAAGACGCCGCTGAAATTTCTACGGTTACATTGGTTTCGTTACGAAAATTGGTATATGATCATGATGAATTAATGCAAATTGGTATAGAAGTAATTAACGGATACCGTCCAGACCCGGAATATACTAGTTATTGCTTTGTGTCGTTAATTGGCAAACATCCCGAATCGGATGGATGGCCTATTTATCTGGTGGATTAATCAATGCAAATTCTTACTAAAAACGTGTGTTTTTATTAATAATAAATATTTAAAGATCTTGTTTTTAAACTAAATATGTCCAAGAAGCCAACATATCAAGTCATAAAAATTCCTACAGAAAGACCATCGGTCAGGCAAAAGGTTTTTCCAAAGATGCCGATTTTATATTTGGAGCTTTTAGAAAATAAAACAAAAGTAAAACCACATTTGGTAAATACCGAATATGTTCCCAAAAATATTCCAAATATACCCGCTCCACCACAACTTCAAAGTAATTCAAACGCCGAAGTATACGAAAATTACGAGGACTTTTCAAAAAATAAACAAAAAGAATCTCGGTCACCATCGCCGTCCTCGTCTATTATATCACGTGACTCCAGACGTAAATCGTATGAATCAAAACGTTCCGATGATCGTTCACGTGACTCGCGTGACTCCAGACGGTCGAGAGGATCCGTAGAGTCCAAGAGGTCGAGAGGATCCGTGGAGTCCAAGAGGTCGAGAGGATCAGTTGACTCCAAACGTTCAAGGGGGTCGGCGGTATCAACGCTATCAAAACGGTCAAATGAATCTCGACAATCCAAAAATGATAATGATGATCTTTCCTATCGAATGCGTGAGTTATTAAAAGATGACAATGACCGTGATGAACGAAAGGGTGACCGTCGTGAAGAACGTAGAGACGATCGACGTGATGACCGGCGAGACGATCGTAGAGACGACCAGCGCAAGGACGACCGTCGCGAAGAACGCAGAGACGACCAGCGCAAGGACGACCAGCGTAAAGACGACCAGCGTAAAGACGACCAGCGTAGGGACGAGCGACGTGGTGGTGATACAACGCCTCCGTTTGTCGCACCTCGTTTATCGGATATTGCAGGAGGTTCGTATGTTCCGCAAAAAGTAATGGAAACGCTTCATGTGCAAGACGACGAAGATTTAAAACGAGAGTTGTTATTTAAATTCGAGTTGTTGAAGCGTTCGTATAAAACGGCCAACATTCCCGACTTTTCTGTTCACAGTGATTATCGTCATATGCAAAAAACGTATGACGCGACCATTCGTCAAGTTAATATTGACAGTAATATTGAAAATTATAAAAGTTATTTGATTACTGGGTTTTATATCGTAGAGTTTGTATTGGGATATTGGCTGAAATTTGATATGCAGGACTTTACAAAACAGCAAATATTGAGTATGAATAAATATGAACATTTGTTGATTGAATTGGGAGAAAAGAGTTACGTTCCTGAAGGTAGCAAATGGCCGGTGGAAATCCGCTTATTATTTACGATTATCATTAACGCCGCAATCTTTATTATTACAAAGATGGTGATGAAAAAGATCGGCAGTGGTTTGTTTGGCGGACTTACATCTGCCATGTCTGGAATGACGCAACAGCCTCAAGGTCAATCCGTTCCTCAAGAAGCTCCTAAAAAACGAATGAAAGGACCTGATATTAATTTAGATGAATTATAAAAATGAAATATATTATGATAAATAAAATATTTACTATTTATGGCATCGACCCGTGTTCAGTATGCAAGTGATTTGCATCTCGATCAATTAAGTAGTTATCGAATGACAGACTTAATTGATATCAAAGGTGATATTTTAGTATTATGTGGCGATATTTGCCATTTTAAAAATATTGAACATCATCGTGATTTTTTTGATTACGTCACCTCTAATTTTCAATATGTTATTTATGTTCCCGGTAATCACGAATATTATAACGATGACGGTAAAACAATGGCTGAATTGGAAGATAGCGCAAAAAAATTTATAAAGTCATTTCCCAATTTATTTTATCTTAACAATGCGTCGGTGGTGATTGAAGATATTTTATTTACAGGAACGTGTTTATGGTGCAATCCTAAAAATGACCCTCCGTCCTGGTTTGCAATTGATATTACAAAAGACGACATTTCTAATATGTTTTATGAATCCGTTAGTTATTTGCATAAAATGTCGTCGTTGCAGCATCCAAAGCATATCATGATCACACACTATCCTCCTATTTACATGGAATTTAAAAAACAAAAAAACCGTTATTATGACCGTTATGATGAATATTACCAAAATAAAACCATTCAAGTAAATTATCCGCCCATCGCGTGGATTTTTGGACATACGCATGAAAATATTTGTAAACGACAAGACAATACCATTTATTTGTCCAATCAGCGAAAAGACAAACGTTACAATAAAAACGCCGTTATTTTTGTATAATAAAAATGAATTATTTTATATTATTATCTGATAATATAATAAAATGCATACGTTAGAAGAACTAAATAATATGGACAAGACGTCGTTGCACCAAATTGCAGAACAACATGATGTCGATATTACAGAAGATGACACACATTTTTCATTGATTCAAAAAATTTTAAAAAATGAAAAATCGTATCATATCAAGGCTACACGTAGTAAAAAATCTCCCAAACGAGCGTCGCCCAAACGAGCGTCGCCCAAACGAGCGGCCTCTCCCAAACGAAAGATTTCGCCTAAAAAAGTTACAAAACGTGTGGGTCGTAAAAAGAAAGACGCCGTCGAAGAGCCTGCCAAACATGGAGACGACTGGGATCAAGATGATTGTCCGGATGGTAAAGTTAAAAACCCAAAGGGTAACTGTGTGAACGCATGTGGTCCGGGTAAGATGCGAAATGTCGAAACCGGTAGATGTATCAAGAAGCCTGGTGGTCAAGGGCAAGGACAGGGGCAAGGGCAAGGCGAAGATTCTGAACGTATTCCATTAGACGACTTAAATATCACGAGATTAAAAGAAGTTGCGAAAAGCTTGGGTATGTCTGGTGTAACAAAATATACCAAAAAAGATATTGACGTTCTTAAAGCTAAAATCGAAGAAGAGCAAGATAAAAAATTTGGAGCAAAAGAACCA